CCCAAGCAGATGGATGCTCGAAGGCACAAGGTTGTCGATATGGAGGGTAAAGTTGACACTGCCACCAAGTTCGATTCTGCCTTGTTGCAAAAGGCTGTGATTGACTATGAAACGCGTTTGACCATGATTCCTGAGGAAGAGTTGGCCAAGCTCGGAAAGATTAGTGATGATGCCAACCTTGCGGGCATGGATGGAGTTATCGGCGTGAACGCGATGAACTTTTCTACCTCAGTTGGTTTTCCCGGCAAGGGCCCCAAAACACAGTATGTGGAAAAGTCTGATCGCAAGGTTGAGGGTATATCGTGCCCTCGTGATGTGGACCCAATGATTCTGGATGAAGTTCGAAAAATGGAAGAAAGATTGTTGACGGGAGAGTCAATAAACGCCATTTTTAAAGCTTCATTGAAGGATGAGCCTATTAAAATGACTAAGGACAAGGTGCGAGTATTTGCTGCTGCAAATTTTGCCTTTGTTTTCTTGGTGCGCAAGTATTACCTAACTCTTGCTGCTTTGGTGCAGAGGAACAAGCTTGTCACTGAGTGTGCTGTTGGTACTGTCGTCCAATCACCTGAATGGACGGAGTTATATGAGCACATTGGAAAGCATGGTTGGGACCGTGCTATTGCTGGTGATTATGCCAAGTTTGATGGACGGATGAGCCCTCAATTCATGTCGGCTGCTTTCAAGATTTTGATTAATCTGGCAGAAAAGAGTGGAAATTATGGTGAGGATGATCTCATTATCATGCGTGGCATTGCCACTGAGATCACTTATCCGACCTATGATTATTTTGGAACTTTGGTCCAGTTCATGGGATCAAATCCTTCCGGTCACCCATTGACTGTTGTAATCAACAGTGTCGTGAATTCTTTGTATTTGCGATACTGCTGGTATGCTATTGCTCAGGAGAAGAAGTGGTGGAGGACACCTTTGTTTGGTGACAAGGTTTCCGTCATGACTTATGGGGATGACAACATTATGACAGTTGCGAAAGGGTATGATGATTTCAATCACACTGCCATTGCTGAGCAGTTGGCCAAAGTGAGTATCACGTATACTATGGCCGACAAGGAAGCTGA